CTGAAGACTCACCAACAAAGTCCAACATCTCAGGTGTTGTTGCCTCCATGAAGTGGGGTGTGATTCTTGACATTGGAGAGTCTTTGATGAAGGAGATGGTCAGGGAGTTGATTGAGAAGGATGAAGGATCTGAGGATTATAGAACTACAAAATCAAACACAATGGAACGGAGATTCATATCAACAAAGATTGAGTCAAGACAGGACACTCCTGAGACTCAAGATGAGCAACGGGTTGAAGGATATGCATCCGTCTTCAATCAATCAACAGACATTGGAGGATTCACTGAGAGCATTGGTGAGAACGCCTTTCAAGATGTCATGAATGATGATGTCAGGATGCTTTTCAACCATGACCCAAACTTCCCACTTGCAAGGAGCAGGAACGGAGAGGGGACACTGGACATGAAGGTTGATGAGAATGGAGTCTTCTTTTCCTTCCCAGTGGGACCACAGACTTATGCAAAGGACTTGCATGAATCCATCAAGAGAGGTGATGTTGATGAGGCATCATTTGCTTTCACAGTGATGGAGGATGAATGGGAAGAGAGAGACGGCAAACCTCACAGACACATCACAAGACTTGGACAACTGATTGACCTTTCTGTGTGCACCTATGGTGCATATCAACAGACAGAGGTGATGGTCAGATCACTGCCTGAGATACCACTACAAGAAAACAAAAACAACGAAATGGAGACAGAGCAAAAGAGAGACCGTCTGAAGTGGGGACAGTCTATGCTTGAACTCCAAAAACTTAAACAACAATCATGAAAAATTCCGTGAAACTAATGGAAGAACGTGGTGCACTAGTTGAGGAGTTGGAGACTCTCCTGAACAAGGTTGCCACTGAGGACCGTGACTTCTCAAACGATGAGAACACACGTCAAGATGCAATCCATGCAGAGGTTGCAGAGTTGGATTCAAGTATCCAACGTGCAAAGTCAAATGAGGCAATGTTTGCCGTGACTGCACAAGCATCTGCAAAGAGCGAGGACAAAGAAGTGGAGGAGATCCGTGGAAAGTTCTCAATGTCAAAAGCAATCTCAGACATTGTCAACAAAGGCGGTCTGACTGGTCTTGAGGCAGAGATGGCACAAGAGGGAAGAAATGAGATGAACGCATCAGGGGCATCTGCTCGTGGTAACATCACAATCCCTTCATTCTTGATGGGTGAATCTCGTGCAAATGAGACTTACTCTGTGGGTGACACAAACGGTCAAAACCAAGGAGACAAGGTCCGTGGTCTTGATCATGCAAACATGGTGGAAGGACTTCGTCCTGTTCCTGTGTTGGAGCGTATGGGAGCAACAGTGATCCAAGCAACTGGAGATCTTGTTTTGCCTTCATTGCCAAATGCAGATGCATCACAAGTTGCAGAGATGGGAACAGTCAACAATCTTGATGGTGACTTTGGAAGTGTGACACTTTCTCCAAAGCGTTTCGCCATGAGAATGGACTTGACTCGTCAGATGTTGAACCAATCAGACCCTGCTCTTGATGCAGTGATTGCACGTGACATGAGTGTTGCACTTGCAAATGAGTTTGATCAGTATGTGATTGCAAACAACCTTTTTGCAACAACCAACATCACTGATGGATCTGTTGGATCAGGAACTTCAGCATCTGCCACATCTTATGCTGACTTGACTGCTCATGAGGGTGCTTTCTTGAGCAACAACCCTGCAGGACAGAATCTTGCAATCCTTTGTGACCCAACAATGAGTGCCTACATGAAAGGAGTTTCTCAGAGTGCAGGTGGTCAGATCTTGAACATTGGAAATGAGATACTAGGCTATCCAGTATTCTCAAGCACTAATGTTGAAGCACAGACAGTGGTTGCTGACACATACTTCTCAGGGATCGCAGATGCAGATGATACTCTTGCAGTTCGTCCAATTTTCTTCATTGATCCTTCTGATTTATTCATTGCAAAATTTGGTGGATTGGATGTCACAATCGATCCGCTGACATTGGCACATCAAGGGACAATCCGTTTGATTGCCAACATGTATGCGAACGCAAATGTGAGACGTGCAGGATCTGTTCAGGTTCTTGCAGGACTTACTGCTGACACTACACCGACAACAGTTTAATCTGTTTATCCAATAGAATGGAGGGAGCATCATTGGGGTGCTCCCTTCCTTCACTTAAAACACACTCATGATGAAATTTGAACAGACTACATTTCAAAGTGCACTCAATGTGGTGTCTTTGGTTGATGCAAAAAATCACCTCAGAGTTGAACATGACTCTGATGACACTTTGATCACTGCACTGATAAGTGGTGCTCAGGACATGGTCCAGAGATACACAGGAACATTTTTGCAGAGGACCAGTGGTGTGTTTTATCATGATCACTTTCATGACTTCATGGATCTGCATTTGGGAATCAATGTTGAGGTGGATGCCCGTTCAGGCGGTGTTGCTTATACCGATGATAAATCAGGCAGGATGATCACTGTTGACAGTTCAGACTTTCAACTTGATGGCAAAAACTATCCTGCAAGGTTGAGGATCACAGATCTCCCAACTGATGTCAAGGATGAACTCAATGCAGTCAGGATTCATGTCGCTGGGGGATATGATTCCACAGACCGACCTCCTGCACTTGTGAGTGCAATGCTCTTGATCATTGGTCATTTATATGAGAATAGACAAGATGTGACCTCCTTCAAGCAATATGAGATACCAATGAGTTCTCAGTATTTGATGAACCCTTACAGATTGAAATCATTCTGATGGACATTGGAAAACTTGACAAGAGAATCTCAATCAAAACCATTGGGACAACTGTGGACCAGTGGAACACTGAAGTCACTGACTCAACCAGTGTGACCAATGTGTGGGCACAAGTGACCTATAAATCAGGGACTGAAAAACAATCTGCAGATCAGAGGGTCTCTGTTGACAGAGTTGAGTTCCTGATCAGATACAAGTCAGGAATCAATGAGAGGGACAATGTGATTGAATACAACTCTCAAGATCATGACATCCACTCCATTGAGATCATTGGAAGGAATGAAGCAATGAGATTGATCACCACATGCAGGGACAATGGTTGATCTGAAGATTGAAGGGACTGAACAACTTGCTCAAAGACTCAAGAGACTTGAGGAGAAAATGGGCAGGAAAGAGGCAGTGAAGATCCTCAAAAAGGGTGCACCTCCAATCAAAAGAGAGATGAAGAGACTTGCACCACTGGGAGCAACAGGGAACCTCAGGAAGTCCATTGTGACAAGGAGAGGTAAAAAGAGAAGATCCTTGGGTGAGACGGTCTTGGTGGGACCTAAAGGAGGCAAGAAGGGTGCACCATATGCACACATAGTTGAGTTGGGTGCAAGAGGTGGGACCTACACTGCAAGAGGGGACGGGAATTTTCAAATCATTGGAGCATTTGGAGTTGGCAGGGTCCTGACCAAAACAATTGAAAGGAGACCCCTGAAGGGCAAGGGATACATCTCAAAGTCCTTCAAGTCCAAGAGTGGTGAAGCACGAAGGAAAATATCAAACGAAATCAAGAAAAGAATTGAGGCATGATTGGAGAGATCATTGACATCATTGAAGCAGATTCCACCATCATGAATGAGTTGGGATCAGGAGCATCCAACAGGATTCACGCCATCCAACGAAGACAGGCAACTGGACTCCCTTGCATTGTTGTTGATCTCACAAACTTTGATCCACAGGAAACAAAGTCACACTCATCCTTTGTGGATTTCATCACCATTGATCTGTCTGTCTATGCAGACAATCCAAGACAGTCCTATACATTGAGCACCTATCTGAGAGATGCTCTTGACAAGTATGTGGGGACAGTCAACAATGTTCATCTTGACATCAGATTTGAGGATCTCCAAGTGGGGATCAGTGCAGAAGATGAAACCTTTGTGACTCAATCAACATTCATCATCACATCAGAACGGAGTGGGCAGTCTGCTCACACCTAAGAACTTGACACTGTCAACCTCCTCCTGACTTCTTAGGGGGAATTTTGGAGTCATGAAATTGGAAATCATCTCTCCTGTTCAGGGTAAGTCTTGGAAAGTTGGACACACTGTTTTGATCAGTGATCCAAAAGTTGCATCCAAACTCATTGAGGATGGACTTGCAAAACATCACCCAACAGTCACTGATCCACCTCCCACTCATGAATGCCCTTGCAAAGAGCATGATGAGCCATGTGAAGAGTGTGATGACAAGGTTGAGGATGTCATTGAAGAGGTCCCTGCAGAGAAAGATGATGAAGATGTGGTCAAGCCAAAAAGGAAGACCACACGCAAGAAAAAAACAACCCCTCCAAAACTTTAAAAAATGGCAACAACTGGAACAGTAAAGGGAAATCTCGTGGGTGTTTACATCCAAGATGCAGACAATTCAGGTGACTCAAATTTTGACCTGATTGCATGCGGAACAAACGCCTCCCTGAACATCACAAATGAGATGATCGAAACAGTCTGCAAAGACAACGATGGTGCACGGTCTGTCCTTCCTGGGCAACAGAGTGTGAGCATCACAATCGAAGGTCTCACTGCATATGACAACACAGGACGTGCACATCTATTCAGTGCAGTCAAAGACAAGACAGAACTGACTCTCCAATATGGATCAGGAGTGACAGGAGATCCATTTGTGCAGGTGGATGCATTCATCACCTCATTTGAGGAGAGTGCACCATTGAATGATTCAACTTCATTCACTGCAAATTTTGACTGTCACAACATGACCACAGGGACATTCTCATAATTGAAATAACATGAATGAACTCAGAGGAGAACTATCAGTGAAGGTGGGCAAGAAGTCTCACAAAGTATTGCTGAATCTTAATGCCTTCAGGCTATTGTGTAAAGACAAGAAGATTGATCTGAATGGTCTTGATGAGTTTGTGAGCAGTGACCCATTGGACTTTGTTCCTACAGTTGTTTACTGGGGAATGATGAACGCCTGTGACATTGAAGGGAAGGAACGTCCTGAGATAGGTTTTGATCATTTATCTGCAGTCATCTGCAGTGATCTTGATCAGTTCCAAGAACTCTCAGAACAGATTGGACAGGCAATGGGACACTCAATGGGAGGGGATAAATCGGGAAACTGACAAGAGGGGGAGGTGAAGACACTTCTCCCTCTGCTCACACTTGGGTTGAACTTTATTCTCATGGACTCTCACTGGGGTTGTTGCCTGATCAATTTTGGGGGATGACCTTTTTTGAGTTGGCTATGTATTCACAAGGGAGAGTCAATCATGACAAACTCTTGTGGAATCACACATCCAGTCTGTTGTCCCTGATGGCAAATGCCAACAGAGACTCAAAGAGGAGACCCACACCCTACAGTCCCCAAGACTTTCACCCATACTCTTCAGAGAATGAAGAGACAGAAACGAATGTGACAAATGAACTAACTGAAGAACAGATTCAACAAATCTCAAAATGGCAACTCAATCCCTCCTCAGTGTAGTTCTTGGTCTGAACTCATCACAGTTCACCAAAGGACTCACACAGGCTCAAAATAAACTCAGGAAGACTGCAGGACGGATGCAGTCTGTGGGGCGTGGGATGTCACTTGGTGTGAGTGCTCCATTGGTTGCAATCGGTGCATCTGCATTCAAAGTATCTGCTGACTTCGAGTTGGCAATGAAAAAAGTCAAAGCCATCTCAGGATCAACTGGGAAGGACTTTGAACTGTTGGAAAAGAGTGCAAAGGATCTTGGATCCTCAACTGTGTTCAGTGCATCAGAGGTTGCAGGACTACAGTTGGAACTTGCAAAACTTGGTGTGAATGCCAAAGGCATTGAAGCATCAACAGGATCAATCCTTGGACTTGCACAGGCATTTGGGACAGAACTTGCACCAACTGCAGAAGCGGTCCAACAGACCATCAATCAATTTGGATTGGAGGCATCAGAGGCAGGACGTGTCAGTGATGTCATGGCAAAAGCATTTGGATCCTCTGCTCTTGATCTTGAGAAGTTCTCAGGGTCAATGGCAAATGCAGGGATCTTGTCATCTCAATTTGGATTCTCACTTGAGGAGACCACTTCACTCCTTGGGGTCCTAGCAAACAACGGACTCTCAGGAGCAGATGCAGGGACAAAGTTGAAGATGGCATTCAGTCAACTTGCATCTGAGGGAGTTGATGTCAAGAAAACTTTTACTGCGATCATCAATGGATCCATGGACTATTCTCAAGCAATTAAAGTGCTTGGGAAAAGATCTGCAATCCTTCAGCCTCTATTTGGCAAGAACCTTGAAGACCTGAACGATCTCCAAAAGGAACTCCTGAATGCAGGAGGGACTGCCTTGGACATGTCAAAAGACATGGATGACACTGCAAAGGGTGGGATTGCAGGGATGAAGAGTGCCATTGAAGGTGCACAGATTGCACTGGGTGATGCACTTGCTCCCACAATCATGGTGATTGTCAATGACCTCAAGAGTCTTGCACAATCCTTCCAACGTCTCAACCCATCAACACAGGAGACCATTGTCAAAGTTGGACTCTTTGCAACTGCTCTTGGTCCTTTGGTCTTTGCCATTGGTAGCATCATCAAAGCGGTCCAAGGTGCAACAATAGCGGTCAGGGCGTTCACTGCATCTCTCTTGACTAATCCATACACTGCACTAGCAGTTGCAGTTTTGGCAATAGGGACTGCACTTTTCACAATGACATCTGCATCTGCAAACGCCATGCAGAGCACATCAGACTTCACTGAGATCCTTGAGATCCAGAACTCAACCCTGAAGGAGTCTGTCAAACAACTATCTGCACGGAGTGCCCTGATCAGGTCATCCTTCTCAGGAGGAGGAGTTCAGACAGTCCAAGACATCAAAGATCAGATCCGTGCACTTGAGACAGAACTGCAGAATCTATCTCCTGAGGCATTAGAGAAACTCCTTGACACTCAGATTGAACTGTCACGGAATACATTGAAAGCATCACAGGCAGGGATCACTCCTGCATTTGATACGAGCACAGGGAAAATCAATCAGGAGATTGCAAGGAACAACACTGCAATCATTGCAGATCTTGCAGGAGTCAACATCACCCCTGCAATTCAGGACATCCTTTCCAGTCTTGATCCATTTGGGATCTCTGACAACACCCTGAAGGATGACTTTGATCAGGTAGTTGAGATCATCAACACACAGATTGATGGACTTGAGAAGGACCTTGAAACAAGAGAGGGAGACATTGAGAGCAGTTTGGAAATCATCTTCAAGGATGACACTGACAAAGATCAACTCAACAAACCAAAGGAGACACTGGACACAGTCCTTGCAGGATTGGAGAAACAGATTCAGGACATTGGGAAGTTGGAGGTCCTGTTTGGTGAGAACTTAGACTCAGAGAAGTTCACTGCACTGGAAGGGGCAATCAAGAAAATTGTCACTGCAGAGTTTGACATCCCTGATGAGAAGTTGCAGTCCTTGATCACAAGGATGAATCAATTCAAGGAAGAGACTGACAATGTCCTGACCCCCATTGACTCCCTGAAGGAGACATTCAAAGAACTTGAGATCAGTCAGAGTCTTGGGATTGTCTCAGAATTGGAGACTGCAACTGCAATGATCAATGCACTTGAGACTGCCTTGAGAGAGTCAATCCTTGCAGATCCGAACTTCATAAACACTGAACAATTCAAGGAATTGAGTGGGGTCCTTGAGAACCTCAGGGGAGAGATCAACTCAACCAAAGTCACACAGGACACTCTCAATGAATCCTTTGATGTTGGTGCAACAGTTGGGAATGCAATGGGACAGATTGTCTCTGCAGGTTTCGATTCAATGACAAACAGTGGGGAGAGTTTTGGGGAATCAATCAAGAAGATTTTCCTGAACATCCTCAAGGGTGCTCTCAGCACTGCCATTGCAAATGCAATCACATCTGCATTCAGTCCTGCCTCTCCTGATAACATTGCAACAGGAGGAGCATCAGCACCAATCAAGGCAGGGAAACTCACTGCCATTGTCACATCACTCTTTGCATCCATTCCAAAGTTTGCACAAGGAGGGATGACACTTGGTCCAACACTCGCAATGATTGGGGACAACCCATCAGGAAGAGAGGCAGTGATTCCATTTGAGAAGATGGGATCCTTCCTGCAGATGGCAGGAGTTGGATCAAGCAATGTGAATGTCACTGGAAAGATCAAAGGACAGGACATTGTCCTGAGTCAAGAACGTGCAATGAGAAACAGAGGGAGATAAAACATGCCACAACAAGCCCCCAACAGTCAGACAAATAATTGGAGAGCAAGACTGAAGTCTGAATTTTATGATCAAAGCGGAAGACATTGGAGAGTTGAGTTGATTGACTCTGACACATCCAGTGGACACACAGACTTTGGTTTGTCCTCATCTGCAGTTGAAGACATGGAACTTGCAGGAGATGGGTTCACACTTTCTTGGGATGGTGCTACTGATCACATTGGTGGACAGATCATCCCTTCATCATGTTCAGTCACTTGGATTGTTGATGATGGATCAATGGAGGTCCTCAAGAGAGCAGTCAAGAAAGCAGATGACTCAAGACTTGCTCTTGCAGTTTATTTGGACACGGGTGGAACATACTGGGAGCCTTACTGGGTGGGAGCACTTAATCATGAGGCAGTGGAATATGAACTCCAAGATCTGCCCTATCTATTCACCACAGTTGCAAATTGTGGACTGAACAGACTTTCAAATGTTTCCTTCAGGGATTCCAATGGTGAGACCTACACTGATGATGTGAGCATTGCAGAAGTGTTTGCACGGTGCATCAATGAGATCCCGACACATGACTTTTGGGAGTTCACGGAATATCAGATGAGGGAAGTGGTGGATCTTTACAGTGATGACATCAAGTCATTCTCTCCAAGTAGTCAGGGGGATCCATATCCAGTCAGCGTGATTGAGAGAACAGTGGTCTCATCTCTGACCTTCAGTGAGGATGGTGATGTTGAGAGTGACATCTTCCTGAGACGAATCAAACAACCTGCAAACTTCAACTCATGCAAGGACGTTCTTGAGAACATTGCAAATGCATTTGGAGCAAGGATCACCCTTGCACGGTTCTCATTTTGGTTCTTCCCTGCAAACTCCCTGAACTGGACCACAGACTCTGTCACAGTTAACAAGTGGACAAGGACTGAGGTTTCCATTGGTGATGTCAGCACAGTCATGACAGTCATGGATCCGAGTGGTGATCCATATGTGATGAACGTGGACAGAGCAGATCAGGAGACAGGAGTGAATCTCCGTGTGGACTTAGATTCAAACTATGGACTGGGATCAGGATGGTCCAACAGTTATCTCCTCCCCGTGAAGAGATGCACATTGACCTTCAAGGATGCAGGAAGGCGGTCCATTTTTGGATCATCTTCAGCCAATTATCTTGACTATCCCAACAACGGAACAGGGACAAGGAACAGAGTCAACAATGACATTGTAATGAGTGAGGGAGACCTGATCTCCTTCTCAGGTGTTTACAGTGCACCCCTTGTCAAGGAATTTGGATCTGCTCTCACAGGGACTGCCTTTGATGATCATGGAGATGCAAGAATTGGAGCAAGGATCTTGCTGAGATTCAAAATCAAAGTGAACACTCAGGGAGGGACTGCATACTATTATAAAAGTGAATATAATGTTGAGACATCTGATCACACAGACATTGACATGCCCAATGGCTTCAATGGTGATCTGACAGATCCTGACATTCCTTTTCACAGAATATTCTTAGACTCTGCAGAGTGGACCACATCTGAGGGTTTCTTTGACATCATTGTCCCTTGGACCAACTCTCAACCTGAGGCATCTGTTGAAGGAAGTGGTGGATGGAACAGGGTGGGAGGACTTCACATTGAAGCACAACAGAACGGGGAGTTCAAATACAGGATCAACTCAACCCAGTGGGATGATGTCCTGCAGTCCTTTGACTTCACATGTCTTCCCCTTCCTGAGTTCTTGTCATCTTATTCAGGGATTAGAGTGGACATTGACAGAATTGTGTTGACTCGTGATGGAACGGTGAAACAGACTTTTGATGATCTTGATCACATAATCACAACAGCATTCATTGTTGACTATGATCACAACGGGAATGACATTGGATCATTCACAAACAGTGCTCCTGCAGACAGGATTGATGACTTTGTGGTGACACTTGGGTCAAATTCTGATGATGCAGATTGGGATGTGTTTGTGGAACAGTCTCTCAATTCAGAGTTCTTGGATTGTGGTGAGACAACCATTGGATCCAACACGGTCTCAGGAGTCACTCAGAGTGATGGAGGGATCAAATTGATTCCACATGGTGGGACCAACGGGATTGCAGTTGCAAATAATTCACCTGATTGGAACAGTGTGACAGATGCCATTGATGGACTTGAGGAGAACACTGATCTGCAAACTGCCATGCTGAGGGAGCAACTATATCAGAGAGGCAAAGCATTGAACACACAGAGGGGAGACATTTTCCCTCAGGTGAGCACTGCACAGAATCACACTCTCCCCATTGACATCCTCTCAGTCATCCATCACAACTGCTCAAGCACAGGAGATATTGAGGAATATCTTGCACCAATGGCACTGACCCACAATGGAGGGTCTGACTCCTATTCAGTTGAGGCATGGATGGTGAACAGAGAGAGACTGTCCTTTGAACATGATGAGGGCAAGGTGTCAAAGGGCAAAGGTTTTGGGAACACTGGTGTGTTGGGCAAGGGTCCAGTGGGATCCATGCACTTGACAAAGTTTGGACACACTCAGGATCAGACCACAGAATTGGTCAATGCAGATGTCCTCAGGACTGTCTTTGAGGATCAACCTGTGAAAAGCAGAACGGCAACAGGAGCACTTTCATCTGCAACAGCTTCATCAGGAGACTCCATGACTTGGACTGCATCAAACTTTGATGGGGTCACAACCTATGTCTGTGCAGTGACCAAGGACTCTGATGGGACTAAATTATTATCAACATCAGACTTCACGCAAAGTGGGGGTGTAGTCACATTCAATGCTCCCTCCTATGTTGGTGCAGTCACTCTTGAAGTGTTTGCAGTCAGTGCAGGATTGAGGAGATCATTGGTTGCAGAGTTTCAGTTCACAGTCCGTGCATCAATTAACTCCTACAGGTATTTGAGGATGACAGGTTTCAACACAGGACTAGTCCCAACAATTACACCAATGAAAATCATTGAGGTCCAGATCTATTCAGAGGAGAATCTTGCAGGGACAGACAATCCCACACAAGCATGGTCATCAGGTGGGGTCTTGGACTTTACACCACAGGCAGGAACAGGTGTGACAGGAATTGCGGGAAGAGCATGGGACAACAATGTCAGGACTGTGTTCAATTCAACAGGACTCACGAGAGGGAACGAGGATCAGAACTTTCTTCAGATTGCTTGGAGTTCAGGAGCAGGAGCACAACCAATGGGATCACTGAGAGTGATTGCAATCAAAGGAAGGACAGTCCATGAGTTGAAGGTTGAGGTCTCCAATGATGGAGTCACTTGGACACATTGGGACACCCTCACAGGGTTCAATGTTGGAACAGGACAAGCCAACTTTGACATCCTCACGAAGGCTCCATAAAGTTGACACTGTCAATCAATTAGACACACACAATGAACAACCTTGCAAACATCATGATGGACAACTTGTCTCACTTTGAATTTTTAACCATTGCAGGTGCACTCATTGGATCTTGGATCAAACATCAGTCTGATTTCTCCAAGTTGAGCACACGTGTTCACACATTGGAAGCAGATAACAGAGAGTTCAAAGATGATGTCAAACAACTCCTCAAAGACATTCAGGAGATCAAGTTGCTCCTAGCAAAAAACAAAGTTGAATGAGGTTTGACAGAGTCATCATTCACTGCAGTGCAACTGAGGAGGGAACAGAGATCACCACTGAGACCATCCGAAAATGGCACACGAGTCCCCCAAGGAATTGGAGAGACATCGGATATCACTTTGTGATCCTGAATGATGGACTGGGAACAGTTGAAAGAGGGAGACCAATTTGGGAGAACGGTGCACACACAAGAGGTCAGAATGATTCCATCGGTGTGTGTTACATCGGAGGACTTGAAGATGGGAGTCCATCAGACACCATGACTGAGATTCAGGAGTGTGCATTCTTTGAACTTGTGGACAAACTCAGAGACATCTTTGGTGAGATCTCCATTCATGGTCACAATGAATTCAGCAAGAAGGCATGTCCATCCTTTGATGTTGTTGAGAAGTGGGGACACACATTCACACAAAGAGATTGAGCAGGAGGAGGAGAATCAAATCATCCACCAACAGACACGGTCAGGGATCGGAGTTTGAACATCAGAAACGGCTCACAGAATACATTGACACCAAACATCCTGAAGTCCTTTGGAGTGCATCTGCAGGAGGAGCAAGGACATCCATCACTGAGGCAAAGAGACTGAAAGCAAGTGGATATAAAAGAGGGTTCCCTGATGTTTTCATCTATGAAGCAAGAGGACCCTTTCACGGACTCAGCATTGAGATGAAAAGAGAGAAGGGAGGTGTTGTGTCCAAACATCAAAAACAGTGGAAGGAAGACCTCTCAGAGAGATCCTACCTGTCCACCATTGCAAAAGGTTTTGATCATGCAGTGCAGATCCTTGAGGATTATCTATCCCTTTCTGCGGTCTGAGATGATTGCATTGATCAGGACATCAAACCAAGCAAAGACCTTGTTATCCTTTTCAGTTGGTGTCAGATTCACAACAATCTTGATGAATGCCATGAGTGCAAGGAGTAACTCTCCCCAGTTTTGAGTGATGAAGTCTGTCATGTTTTCTTGTTTTTAGATTAGTTCACCGTCAATGATGCGGTGATTGTCAACTTTGAACCATCCAGTCTGATGGTCAATGTGAATGATTGCCATGCCATGATTCCATCTGTTAATGGGCATGTAATCGGGTGAGAGCTCACACAAGCATCCTGATGACCATGTGGTGATCAGATTGCCATGAATGTCTCTCTCAGTATTTTCTGAAGTCTGATGATGGTGTCCACAGATTGCACTTGCCTTTGCTTTGTTGTAAAGACCACGAGCAGGATTGACTGTTGATGATGCTCCACCACGTCCAAATTCATGACCGTGCAGGATGCTGAGGTTCCCTGCCTTTGCAATTCTTTTCCCACTGATTAGGGTGATGTCCAACTTGTCAAACTCAAGGAGTCTGTCAATCCTGAACTCATCCACGTCCAACAGTTCAGGAGC